TTTTGAAGGCGGCGAATTTCGGCGATGAGTTTGGCTGTATCGTTACAGTACATAGCTGGCCAGTCTCCCATTTCCTTTTCCGCATCGGTGCCCATGGTTTCGGCAATCATTTCAATCTCTTCTAATTCTTGCTCGGTCATTTCTGTTTTCCTCGTCGATAACTGATTTCGTTATGCAACCAATTTGCGAGGCAGAATCCCAAAACGAAACAAGAAAATCCGAATGCGAAATCATTCATTTTGTGTCCAAAATCAAAGGTCTCGATCGCCATAATCAGGAAAATCAAAACGCAGACGGCAACAATGAGACTCAAAAATAATCGGGGGCCTTTCACTTGGAGCACCTCACGTGAACCTTTAATCCGATGTGTGTGTTCCCTTTTAATTTCTTGTTCCGCTTTTTATAAACGGGGTGCCTGCAATCGATTTGATGGATCTGGAATTGGTCACCAACCATGAATGGGTGCTTACAAATAAAACAATAATCCCCAGGCTCTCTTGCGACCTTATCGACGATAAAATTCAACTCAGCACCTGCCCCAATAAAAAATTCTTCCTCGAATATTTCTCTGCTGCTTCTGGTTCATGGCCCAACGCTTTTAGGCACTGCTTGCAGGTCACGTCCTCGTCGAGCGCGATGTATCCGGACAAGCTAGAGCAGAGTAAAACTTTGCGGCCACCCCTCACTCTGCTGGCGTGGAAGATTCTTTTTTTTCTGGATCGCATCCCTTGTTCCATTCTTCACACGCTGCTTCTCTTTGCACTTCCTCACTCATAGGTCCTCGCTTATATGCTTGATTCGCACTTCAGTTCTACCGTCGGGAAGATCCACCACCTCGTGTTCTAGCGGTGTAAACTTCGACGGTTGCCACTTCTTATTCTCCGGCGGTGGCGTTGGCTCTTTTACCGGCTCAAACTGCGCCCTAAACTCTTTGTCGGTTAACAGCGCTGATTTACCTGTGCGCTTGTTCGTTACCTGCCACGTACCGTCAGCGACGGGGGCAGCGACGTACCGATCAACTTTCCTTACGAACTCTGCCTGCCTTGCGGAATAGGTCCGTGATCTTTTGCCACCACCGTCTTTGGAATCTGGCTCGTACATTTTCTACCGCCTGCGCGATCTCCCAGGCTTTAGCTTTCCTAACCAGGGTTGGTCGCTTCATTTCACCGTTGTTGATCCAAAACCAGCCAAATGGGATCTCCTGGTACTTCACCTTGTTGCCTGCTTCGTACGGAAACATGATCTTCCGACCTGGTCCCAAGAAGCACTGCATCCCTGGCCGCTCCAATCGCTTCTGTTGCGCTTTCTCACTCATCTAGGTGGTTCCCCTCGGATTCCTTCCAAATGCGATAACCAAGGCTGTTTATTTGCAAGGCGATGGGGAGTTTATAGAGCCGTATATCGTCATAAAACCGCACAGCGTCCGCAACCAACGCTTTGGCCAGCTCCCTGGCGTTACCGATGGTGATCTGAGTTTTTTTACCTTCGATTTTTGTGAAACTCTTGGCGATCGATTCGAGGTTTTTTTTGTACTTAACCTGTCGCGCCTTTTTGGACTGGATAGTTTTCGCTCTAGACTTAGCTTTTTTCATCGCACTCCCCCGTTTACGTAACACTGTTTTTCACCGGTTCATTCGAAGAGTCAAACACGTTTTGGATCTTCGTGCCTGGTAATGACTTCCCCCAAACTTCTTCGGCGCGGCGGCGCGGCCCGTAAGGAGCCAGCGTCCGTCCGTCGCCAGGCTGCCAACTCACTCAACCAACCAACTCAGATCATCTTCCAGCGGTCGACCTTGAATTTTACGGAGATCCGCTAACACCGCATCAGGGACTTTTCGCTTTGGCAAAGCCACCTGCTCCACCACCCCCGTAGAATCGAAAATCGGAGAATTGCGTAGCTCTTCTCTTATCTTATCTTCTCTTATCTTATCTAGCGACACGGCATCGGCGCGCTGATGGCACTTAAGTATTTGATATTCCAAGACACCGACAAACGATAAAAGCCGCAAACTGTCCGCACACTGTCCGCTCTTGATCCGCACACGGTCCGTCAACGATCCGTGAAAGATCCGAAACCTGCCTGTTTTGTTTGCGTTCCTGGAGGCGTAACAGAGCAGAAAAAAGTAAAGTTTTATGGCAGACGGAGGAAGGTCCCAGACCGGTTGGTCGATGATTTTGTTAAAGCACTTGAACCAGGTTGGGTTTTCATAAATTCCTCCCCGGCTTTGGTGTTTCTCCCAATCGATGATGGCTATCTCAAGAAGCTCTTTGTCTTTACGCACGAACGCAATCCCCCCAAACCAAATCCCATGAAAATTCGGCCCGAGTTTTTGTTGAAAAGCGAACGGAGTAGGCTACAGAATGAAGCTTCCTCGGGTTTGCAACGAAACTCGGGACATGCCTTAGGGGAACGACCAATTCCGCCAAGGCGATTTTGAACCGAGGGAAGATGCCCCTCGGATCTCAGCCATGATTCCGGCTAACCTCGCGTTAAGTCAAAACTAAAAAGACCGGCCCGCACCATGCGAACCGGCCTCTTAATGAGCTCGTGCCCATCGATTGTAGCGAATCTTTAGGTATGGGGCGGACCACCTGGTGGCAAGTCCCAAGGATCAGGCATCTGCGCAAACCCGGAACCCCGCTCCTGCTCCTCAAGCAGCAAAAACTGAACCGCCTGGAAGAATTCCTCAGCCTCACCCTCCAACTGCTGGCCCTTCTTCTTGGCCTCGTTGTCCAGCCAGGAGACGTAGTTTTCGAGCTCTTTGAGCGGAACCTCGCCCAACGTCTTGCCGGCAAACTTTTTGAACCGGGTAGGGATGCGCCAATCCAAAGCAGAGCCGCTTGGCTGGGCTGTGGCAGGCTTTTGAGTTTGGGGGGCAGCTTGGGGTTGGGTTGAGCGAGAAGGCGCAGCCTGTGGCGGCCTGGCCGGTGGAGGGAGCGATTTATTCCCATCGTCGTCGTCCTCATCCGCAATCCCAACTACTGCCTTCAAGGCTTGGCGCTTGATGTAGGTTAACGCACTGCCAAAGCCATGGGCGTCCTGCTTGCCGACCGGAATTGAATACTGGGACAGAATCCACTGCCCACCGTGCGCAACCCGCGTCATCAAATGCAGGCGACCATCGGTCGAGTGAATCGGAAACTGCATCAGAGATATCTGGTTTTTAGCCAAAGCCTCCCGACAAGCTTCCCAAACAGCAGCCAAATCCGCGTACTTCGATTTGAAATGCGGGTTCACTTTGTTTTTGATCGCGTTATCAGCTTCCCCCTGCGCTCGAGCCATCACAGCATCAAGCTTGTCTGTCTGCTGACTGGTTGAGAAAAACATCCCGCCAGGAGGTGGGGCTATGGTGTACCCACTTGGGTTGTACGGCAAAGTCACATCACTCACGATTTCCTCGCTTTCTTTTTAAGCAATTGCTCTAAACCGCTCCGGATCGCTGCGTTCATGTTCAGGCCCGTAACCCCAAAGGCTTGTGGGATAAACTGGATCGCTTCCATCGGAACCCGACCATGCGGAGAGCGGTAGTAACTTAACAAGCCAAAGCTGTCCTGCTCTGGCAACACCGAGATGCAAATCAACCGGTCACGAGCCACGTTTAAAAACACGACGATATCGCCGACTTTTAATTGACTCATGTCCACCTTGGCTTTCTTCGCTATCGCTACCAACCCCTCATGCCGACATCGGAAATCGGCGTTCTGAATCACGTGAAGAATGCGTGCCACTACTTAACTCCTATCGACGAGAAAAATTTAGCCAACGCTGCCGGAGATCCCTTGATGGTGACCTCCTCATCGGGGCCAGCCTCGACCGCATCAGGGATTGGGATTTTTATGTGGTTTGTGGTGGGCACTGAAACTGCGGTAACCCTTTTTTTCTTTTGGCTCATCGGAGCAACCTTAATCATCGGATCTCCCCCAAACTTGTTTTTGTAGGCGTAGTAATTCCCAACGCTCAAGCCAAACTCCTTGCAGGCTAGTTGCGTCGACAACCCCATGATCCGTCTAGCGTCGATATCTAAAGCCAACTGCGCTTTTTCTGCATCTGATCTCATGGCGACACCTCCAAATACAAAATCGCGTCCACCAACTCATCAGAAACACGACCAACGCGCAGGCGGTCGCGATCATCTAAGTCACCGACGTTTTGAATTTCCATGATCTGTTTGTAGGCCGTCGTGAGCTTCTGAAATAACGGTCCCTTGGGCTTGCCCATTCCAACCGTACCGTTTACGGCTCCGTGGCTTGGGTTCATAGGCCGCTCGCAGAACGGGCAGCCATTTTCTCTCATCACACTTTCCATTTTTTCCTCTCCTGTTTGCTAGTCTCGTTCCGAAGAACGCCTCAGGGCGTTTACCTCTGAAATAGCCACCCGTCAACGAAAGGCCTTGCCAGGAGCGCATCCCCAGAGGTAACAGCACAATCCATGAATTCGAAGATCAAAGCCAAACTAACCCAACTGCAAAGGGAAATTGCCGAAGCAAAGACACGGCTGCCCTCGGTTGGAGATCCCCATCCGGAATCAGAGGCTGAGGCGATGGAGCTATTCGTGCTCCACGATCGGGTGGTTTATATGGCTGGTTACGAAGAAGCTTTGAAGTGGTGCTTGTCTCTCGATCACGCATCCTCCTAACCGGGATGCTAGTCAGGCCCCAGGGCTGGGAACTGAACACTACACGCCCTGGGGTTCCTTTATTTCTATTTTCTTCCGTCTCATCACAAGCGTGCGATGCACCAATTTCCCACGCTTGTCGTGGAAGCGGCAGCAACCCGTTTGCGGGCTGGTAGGCATACACTTGAACGTGACGTTACAGTTCTTTTCAGCGCAGGTTCTAACTTCCAACTGGCTCATTTTTGTTTCGGCGTGAGCTTGATGGCTGCCTCTGCTTTGATTTTATCGCCGACAGGATCTTTGGAATTCGTTCCGAAGAACTGAACGTTTCCAACCTGTCCTTGGAACGACGTCGCCGGATCATTAGGCGGAGGAGGAGCAGGATTCTCGTCCTTTTTTCCGCAAGCAGACAAACCAATCAGTAGCGCAATAATTAAATGTTTCATTTAGAACCCCACAGCCTCTAGAGAAGCCTTTACCTTTTCTCCCTGATACTCACCAGGGTTGACGATAACTTTCAAGATGGTGCCACTGTTACGCAGCGTAAACTCCATCGGCGTGATCAGCATGTTCCGGCAACCAACCGCGTCGGTGTGCATCCCGCAGATCTTTGCGTCAAACTCGTCGGCAAAGGAGTTGATGAACTGCAGCCCCTGTGAAGTCGCTAACGCAGAGAGATAGCTTCTGGTCGTGGTGTTTGATCTGGAGTTGACCGAGATCAAAAGACCGCGAGTACCATCCTCGTTAAATCCGTAAGCAGGACCACCCGAATCACCAGAGCACAGAACAGCAGATCCTTCTCCACCAGTGGTGATGTCGTTATTCGTTCCAGATGGAACCGAGATAACTTTTGATCGACCTACACGCAGCTGCATGTCGAGGCGACCACCCCAGCGAGTGCAACCAAAACCAGTCTGTAAAATCCAATCGCTTGTGGAGACGTAAGTGGGATCAATATTGATCGCATCAAACGGGACATCCTCTACCGCTCGGTCCGTGTAGCAGAACGAGTAATCGGCGGTAGCGTTGTTTCGGTAGTACGTGCTCTTACGGCACTTAGCTGTGTACTTGTCCGATCCAACATTGAACGAGACGGTGGAGCCAGTGCAGTGAGCAGCCGTCGCCACAGTGCGAGCGCCAACCAGAGTGGCCGTGCAGTTCCCAATCCAGATGATGGCTGGATAGTCTTTTCTGTCGACGACAGTTCCGTTGATCAGTACCGGCACATCGGTCTTAACTTGGTATTCATCAGCGAAAGCTGTGACCGATAAAAAAAGTAAGAATAGTAATTTCATTTTGTTCCCCATTTTTGTCTAACCCTTAAAACAAACCTCATGTTGATCAACTGGTCGCGCACTGCCGGATCTGTGATGTCGTAGTACTCGATACTTTCGACTTCCTCTTTGCAGTTTCCGAACAGTCCCTTGCGCACACAAACCGGATCGCTCCGGTACTCAAACCCTGGGACCTTCTTCGACAACCTAAGGGTTCTTGACTCTAGCCGCGATGGCGATGGCGTCGGCGACGATGCACAACTGGCGTTCGAGAGCATCAACGCGAGCATCATTGAATATTTCGTCAGGCTTATTGAATTCGATTTCATATTGTTCCTGCAGCTCTTTAAGCTCCGCGTTGTATTTATCCCTCAGTTTTTCTGACAGGAATCCTAGCAACACCGTCGATAAAGAGATTAAAGAATTGAACAAGGCCATGTCTCACGCCTTCTTTTTAAAGATGCGATCAAACTGCCGCACTACAAACTCTTGGAACGTTCCCCAAAATTTCATGACGAGAACTAAAACGAGCGACGCCACTTGGGTTCTTAGGAAGTTCCAAATTGCGTTCATGTTTTAAGCGCCACCGAGTAGCGCCGCTTCAATTACCGCCAAAACAGCGTCGTCAATTTGTCCAGGGATAGCTTCTTTGATTTTCGCAAAAATAACTTTCCCGTCGATAGCCACTTTCATGTCCGCCGAAACAACGCCAGCTGGGCCACCGAAGTTAACCATAGCGGTTAGCTTTCCGCCTTTGAGCTCCACGTCGTAAGCGCCGACTTCCCCGATTTTTCCGTCAACGATATCCAATTCCATTATTTGCCCCCAAGGTAGTAGAAACCCCAAACCCGATATAAATTGTAACCCAGGGGTGTGGAACATGACCAGGCAGAAGGTCTTGGAACGCGACGTCGTAACGGCCATTCGAAATCTTTTGGACATCCACCAGATGCGCGGCGCATTGGTCTACAAGCGCATCAACACAGGCGCGAAACTGAGAAACATTCGACGCAGAATCGTTTTCACCAAGAACACCGACATGATCGGCATGAGTGATTTCATCCTCTGGATCAAGAACGGTCCAGGCGGAGTTTGTTGGGAGATAAAGTCGCCAGAAAAGAGCGCCAAGCAGAGCGAAGACCAACAGAAGTTTGAGTCGGAGATCTTGCGCGTTGGACACGAGTATTACGTTTTGCGTTCGCTAGACGAAGCCATCTTAATGTTAAAGAGCTACGGCGTTACTTAGTGTTTCCATGCGCGATTGAGAAGTGGTTCCCGTCTTGAAACCTACCACCCCAACAACACTCGTACTCGTCGTCAGAAAGGCTTTCCCAAAACTCCCCAGCGTCTCGATACTGCTCGGTGTCGGTCAGGTACTTACCGTTGCGAAACAGGTTCAAGTCTACGGCTAGCCTCACCATATGTAAGCTAGACGCGATTCCTTTACCTTTGGCTGCGTAGAAGTCGGCGAGCTCTTTAGGGCGAAACGCTTCCCCAAACGTGACCTCGTAACCGGAAGAGTCTAGGAATTTTAATAGACGACAAACACGGCGAGTAAACTCTTTCTGCTTGGACAGAAGGCTTGGCATGACCGAATTGTACTATCTTTTTAAGTTTTCAATGATGGTGCGCGTCTCTTTTGAAAACTGAGTGACACTCTCAATTCGCTTTTCAAGAGAAACGAGCTGCACGTTGATTGGAGCGATCCATGCACTTCCAATCAATGTAACGATCGTAACGGTTAGCCCAACCGCAGTGAGCAATATTCCCCAAGGGGTGCGGCGATTTTTGATGTCGCTATCGATCAGGGAGTCCATCTTGGTTAAGACGCTCTCAACCATCTCCTCCAACCCCTCCTGTCGCGTTTCAACAACAGCGATTCGCTCGCTCATTTTTGATTTATCGTCTTGCATCGCACCACCAGTCTGTGTACCCGGCTAAAGGGTTACCCTGGCCAAAGCGGCATGATGTAGTTAGATCCATCAACCACAACGCGGATAAACCTTGTTGGGTTTCCTGCCGTTCCTGTTGGACCGTTTGTCATCGTCATCGCATCCGACGCAGCGGAAGCAGTTTTGATGTTATTTAAAATTAAGTTTCCGTTTCCGCCAGAACCAGCGCAAGTGCCGGGAGCGATCGTGACGTCACCACCAGGATTGTTGTTGCTTGCGTTAGAGCTGATGCCGCCCAAAACAAACGCGTTGCCAGGGTTTGACGCCGCGTTATCCGAGTTGGTGTTCCCACCACGCAGGGTTAGGTCGGCGCCATTCTCGGTAAACGTGTTAACCGTTTGATCGCCGGCTTGAACCAGGACGTCTTGCGTTTGAGCAGAGACGCCATCACGGTTGGCTCCCTTGAGAATTACGCTTCTGGAAGCCCCTCCATCTAAAACGAATGTGACACCGGATGCCAACTCAACATAAAGATTCCCGTTCCGGTAACCACCGGAACCCGAGACCGCAAAAGTTGTTCCCGATCCTGGTTGCAGAAGTAGAGAGCTAGAGCTGTAAATCAAAGCAGGAGTGTTTCCGCTTCCAAACCGATACCTTGTTCCGTCTGTGTCTGGGATGGACATCCAACCGTTATCATCGATACTCGCGAGCGAACCCTGAAGCGTTGCCCCACCAGTTCCGTCGGCCCTTGGGATACCGTTGTCTACGGTGCCAACCGATCCCCCAATCCCACCACCACCGCTAGGGGTGAAGTACTCAAGTGCAGTTGCACCTGCGTTCACTCGCAGTTGCTGAGATGCGGTTCCGATGGCCAACTTCGAAAGCGTTCCGGTTCCGGAAGCGTAAAGAATGTCTCCAACCGCGTATGTCCCGATATTTGTTCCGCCTTGTGCAACAGCAAGCGTGCCGCTTGTGATCTGCGATGCGGGTAAAGACGGAATGTCGGCAGCAACCAAGCTTCTAAAAGTTGGCGCAGCTGCGGCCCCAGTATTAGGTCCAGCGAACACAAGGTTTGCGGCTCTCGTCGGTAGGGTTACCGTCATCGTTCCGGATGTGGTTACAGGCGAACCGGAGACACCTAAAAGCGCAGAGGGCACTGCTAGGCCAACCGAGGTTACCGTGCCGCTTCCACCGCCACCACCGCTACCTTCTGGGGGATATTTATAGTCAGCCATGGAATTCTCCTTAGATCATTTTCGCCGTGGTCCAGGCATTGAAGACACCAGTGCCGCCAGATCCAACGTATGACAAACGCAACCAAGGGTATGGGACCTGGTTGCAATTAATCCCGTAACCACCAGCTGCGCCTGCAGGCTGCGCCAATGCAGGATCGAATGTCAGATCGTACCAAGTGCCAGCGTTAGCTGGTTTGTTTTGGTGTGGTTGGCCTGGGACATAGTTTAGTGAAAACTGTACCGAGATCACTCCAACCGGATCCCCGGTCCACTCAACCTGGAACCCAACGTTGTCCATGAACTGAATGTTGATGGGAACTGATTTTAGGTCACTGAAATCGTCGATGGCTTCATCGGTGAAAAGCTGGAAAGGTAGAATTGCGTTTTTTCTGCCGCTCATTTTTGTCTCCCCTGATAGGTTCGGGGTGATGCCCCTAATCTAGTTAATTATCCTAACTCAACTTCCCAAATAAAACCTTAGGCACCGCGCATAGCTGTCTTTTGCATCGGCGTTAGCGCACGGTCCGCTGCGTTCAAATTCTTTGCCCCACCAACCGTTGGGTTCACGCCTTGTCCAGGCTCTGCCTGATCAGGCTTGGCTGCGTAGGCCATCTGGTTGGCTGCGATCGCTTCTGACGTCGTGGAGTCGTCCAGATCCTCGCCCATAAACATCGAGAGCATCATCTTGGTCTGGTAAGGGATCTTGCCGTTGGTTTCAGCGATCCGCTCCACAAACTCCTCACGCATCGACTGATAGAGCTTTGGATAAACGACGGTCAAAGCCTCAAGGCTCTCGGATGTTAGTGTCCCTTCCTTAACCTGCTCCAAGACGACAAGCGGATCCTCCACCACGTCGTAGTACCGATTGAAAACGCCGATCTCCGCTTTGGATGGGATCCACTGAGGAGAGAGTGGCTTCGTCGGCACTGGAGAACGAGGGATTTTAGAATCCAAAAAGGTCATGGCGCGAGTAGCGGTGTTGTACATGCTGCCCGTCACCCCAGGAGCTGTTGGGTAGATCGACGCAGTAGCTTGCTCCATCCGATCGATCGCACCAGCGGGATCTGCTACAAACTTGGCAACCCGATCCGCTCTCACCTTGTATGTCCGCTCAACGTCTTCGCCATCTTCATCAAAGCTAACGCGATCCGATCGCTTCTTCTTTTCTGGCTTGGCAAGCTGTGATCCTAGGTAGGCAGATCCGGTGTTGCTGAAAACAGCCTTCGTTCCTGCTGTGATGGCTTTGGATGTTTTGTTTGCCAGACGCTCAAGGCCGATCAGCGTTTGAACACCGCGAGCAGTCGCGGGATCTGTGATGTTAATCGCCTTATTCAGAACAGCCTGAACGCCAAGGTCGCGAGCAGTTTCCGTCACTGCCGAAATGGGGTTCGATAAGAATCGGCGATAGGCTTCCGACTTTGAAGTGCCAGACGGGTTGATTGGCCCAGGTAGCGACTCCATGTAAGTCTTCGCGGACTTGATCTTGGATAGCTCCGCTGGCGTGAACATCATGCTTTTAACTTCTGGCTCTAGCTTGTCCAGGTTTCGCATGACCGCGTTCACGTTAACGACGCCATCTTTCATCGACGCATTGAGAAGCTTCGACTTCTGGTAGGAGAGAACTTGCTGCATCTCCTCAGGGAACTTCTCCTTGAAGAACTTAAGGAAGTTTGAGTTCTTCTTTGCAAACAGCTTATCGGTTAGCTTTTCTGGCTCTAAATCGTCGATAAAATCTAGGAAGTCTTGCTTCCCGTAAATTCTCTTCTTGCCGAGGACCGCGCCTAGCTCCTCAAGATCCTGCTTAAATGCTCGGTAACCAGCTCGTGCTTGCGTGTGCGCGTCGAAATACTTTTTAACCAGCGCGTCGTCTACGCTGGCTTTCTTCGCTGCCGTTAAGATCGAGTTTTCTTCTAGCGTGTCGATCAACTCTGCAATCCGACCGCGCATGAACTTTGTCGTCGGGTTCTTGTTGTTATTCATCGACGTTTTAAAAGCGCGAAGCTGCTCAACAGATTGCGCTTCTTCTAGCGTCTTCGACATCCGGCGAATGAGGTAACTCTCCTCAAGCCCAGCGGTCGACTTCAACTCATTAAGGCCAGTCTTTAGCTCCGCTAAGCCAGCTTTGTTTACCGGGACTGCTTGTCCAATCGCCGATACCTGTTGGTAAAGAGCTTCGATCGGTTCGTACTGAGCTTGTATCTTGGATTTTAATGTCCCCTTAACGGAGTCACCAACCTGAGCTAGCGACTGCTCAACCGGATCCCCAAAGGAATCCACAACGGCACGCTCTGCGGCAGCGTAACCATCTGCAGCCATCTGCTTGCGAGCGACACCGATCGGGGTTGGAGAGTTTTGAAGAAGGTTCTCCAGATCCTGAACGTGTTTTGAGGCACTGATCTGCCCCTCCATTACGGGAGCACCAATGTCTTCTGCTGCCTTTATGATGTCGTCGGCATTTGCTTTGCGTTGCGAAAGCCCCTCGACGATGCCCTTGCGAGCATTTTCAGAGACGTTCATCTCGTCGATAGAATTGATTAGTGATGCGGGGTTCGTTGGGGTTTGGATCCCAGCAGTTGCAGCCTCCTGCTCCGCTCGCGCAGCAGCTTTAGCCCTGGCTCCCTTTGGCAACACACCACCCAGAGCTCCAGCACCCAGCCCAAGGGCTCCGCCGATCGCTCCACCAAGCAGCCCGCTCATACCAATCTGTGCAGCGGTTTTCTCGGAGATTAAGTCTTGGTCTCCCAAAGCGGATTCAGAAACAGCTTGGCCAGCTCCGTAAACCAAACCTTCGACAGCGGATCCCGCTGCGGCTGGTACGCCGCGAGCCAAAACTTTAGATGCCGTCTGACCGATTGCCGACGCGACACCCTTCTCAACTGCCTGACCAACCTTGGCTACCCGCGCAACAGGTGATCCAGGAATTGCGAGAGTTGCGAGCACTCCCGTCGCGCTGCCCAAGCCAGACGAGATCGGACTTCGTTCACGCGTCTCGCGAATCGCTTCCTCAGTGGTAAGTCCTGTTTTGGGAGCAAGGACATCGTAGGCTCCGAAAGACGCTGCGCTAGCAGCAGCTTCGCCAAACGCTCTTGCAGCATTACCAACTCCCTCCCCGTACTTGGCCTGCATCGCTTCGTCTTTGATCTGCTCGTCGGAAGCAAACGAGTAACCATTCTTGATGGCCTCGTAGACTTCACTGGCGTCCACATTGATTGGCTCACCAGTCGGATCATTCAAAGCAACCCTACCACCCATTGGTAGGTTGTGCGTGCCAGTTAGAAAACTCTCTGCCGCTACTTCAGCAGGGACATTCTCAGCAACTTGGGTTTGTCGGTTGATCAGCGTTGGCATCTATCACCTTGAAACGTAACCAGGTGCCGCGCTCTTGGGAGAGAACGGCTCTTGGAAGTTCGACACGTTGTTTTTGAGCTTCGCATTGATCTTGTTCATCAAGAAGCCCTTCAAAGCCTTGGACTTCCCTCCGCCGACGATAAACTCCTTAAACTTGCGAGGATCGTCGAACTGATTCAGCACCGAGACGAAATCTTCCTTACCGAGAGCGAAGCCAGGTTTGGTAAGCCCCTGGTTGGTCTTCAGTAAGTTAACAAGGTTAGCAACCCGCAGCTCTGCCTCCTCAGCCACTCTGGGATTATAAGCTGCGCTACCCAACTTATCTAAAGCATCGAGCTCCTTAAAAATTGGATCTAGCGTCGACAATTCTTCACGCAGATCCTCGGCACCTTTGTCAGTTTGCGAAAGATACTGTTGCCCGTTTGGAGCTGTGATCAAACGCTTGCGCTGGTCCTCTGGCAACGCTTCAGGGTTTACCTTCACACCAGGTTTACCTACGTTGTTGAGCATCTGGGTTTTTGCAACTTGAGAGTTAAGCTGTTGCTGCTGCATTTTGATCTGCCCCAGCATCACATCGGCTCTCGCTCGCGCTTCCGGGGAGGACGCTTTCGATTTTGCCTTTTCCACCTGCGCGGCTGTGATAGCTAATTGCTGGCTCCTTGTTAGGGCCTCGGCTGTTTGGAGGTCGCGCGTTCGCTGAAGATTTATAGAGAGAAGGTTCCCCTTCTTATCCAAGTTTTTCTTTTGAGCGTCGATATCGTCGTTAATAAACTTATTTATCATGGCCAGGCCCTGATTTTCACCACCAGCCAACCCAGCACCCAGTCCACCCAGAGTCATAGCAATCCCAGCCAAAACCTTGTTTCCAGTCGATAAACTGTTAACGAACTTGCGGGGATCTACTTTTTCGTTCATGTAGTCGTTTTTTAATTGTTCGTTCTCAGCATCAAATCCAGCCTGCCTTGTTTTGTAGTCAGCGGCTGACTCTTGAAGTGCTTTTTCTTGAGCGGCGTAAGCGGCTACTTCTTCTGCCGCTCGAACCTCTGCAGCTTTGGCGGCGTCGTTAATTCCCTTTTGCTGTAACGCGAACGCCTTGTTCATCTCCGACATCGCAGGATCAACAGCAGGGACAGCTGGAGAGGCGTTTAGGTTTTGAGGAGCTCCAATCGTCTGCTCTAGCGGAACCTTCTGGCCATCTGAAACCAGCATCCCATCCCCACCATCAGCCAAAAGCTGCTTGGGTTTGGCTGGAGTTGTTTGCGGCGTAAATTCCACGTTCCCGGTCAGGACCTTGCCAATCGGAGCTGTCGCGACATCGGTGATCGTCTGCATGGGATCAGGCCCCAACGCTTTACCAATAGGCGTGTTAGCCGCATCCCAAAGCTTACCCATCACACCCTTGGGCTGTTCGACCTGAGGTGCAATTGGGTTGTTGGTAGGTGTTGCGTTCTGCATCGGATCTGCAGGAGCGCCGAGGCTACCAATCTTTGCCAAGAAATCAGGCTCTAGGCCTTTCTTCGCTACGGTGAAATTGGATCCATCTGGGTGAGCCAGCTCAAAGCTGTTCCCGTTGTCCTTCAAGAGCTTGTACTGATCAAACGTAAGGGGTTGCATTAGCAGATGCCTCCTCGCGCCATGCCCACCATCCCACCGTGAGCCATCTTTTCAAGGTTCGCCAAGCGCTGGTGCAGGATCCGCTGCGAGTTTAGAACCGCGCCGTAGTCCATGTTAGCTACGTTGCGTTGGTCATCGTCCTCCTTGAGCGCTGCAACAAACTCAGCTGCCTTGTCTGGAGTGGTCTGGCTTTTAGGGATCACGATCTCACCAGGAGAAAGCATCGCCGGTACCACATCGTTCTTCGGATCATCGCCGCCGAAGAATTCTGGCCCGGGAACAAAACCCCCGTCGCTCATCGCTAACCCAGCTGCCGATGCCGCTCCACCCAACAAACCACCGGCGATCCCGGCGTTGGTCTTGGCGTTCTGCGCCGCGATCTGAGCGTTCGTACCCTCAACCCCAAGCTTGTTTTGCAAAAGATTCGCGTTTGCCTGGTTTTGGAGCCCACCCAACGATCCAATGCGGCTGGTTTGGGCGTTGATGCCCTGTAAACCGACATCTGCGGCAGTTCCGGCCTGAGTAATGTCTTGAGCCCGCTTGTTCGCCAGGAGGCTTCCTAGCGCGTTTTGAGCGTTTTGGGTTTCCTGTGCCCGGAGCAGCGCTCCCTGGCCAGCTGCCTGCCCTGCCTGCTGCGCCTGGTTGTTTAAAATCAACCGAGCTGCCGTGGCTGGATTCATCCCCCGCACAGAAGCAATCTGGCTCGCGGTGTCCGCCTGGTTTTGAGCTAAGGCCTGGTTCAGCTGGTTTTGAGCGACCGAAGGCCCTTGGCCAGACATCTGGTTATTTAGCGCTGCAACAAGCGCATCCTGTTGCCCAGCAGTCTGTGTAGCCATTCCCTGGTCAAAGGTTGGGGCTTGAAAGTTGTTTAGCGCTGCCTTTAGGGCCTCGCTGAAGTTTTGCGATTGGTACCCAGCTGGGAGCGCCTTGCTCGCGTACTGGTTATTGGTCGCCCCGATCATGTCGGCGATGAATCCCATGTTATTCAATCTCCTTGTAAACTAGTTCGTATTTCCCCAAAGCCTTGAAACCATTCTTGAGAGCCCGCTGTGCCACCGCTTCGATTCTGGTAACCCCAACAACACTCAGAAACCCGCGCTCCGCAGCCGCTTCCTCTAAAGCCCAGACAATCGTGTCTAACGCGCGGTCACGGACCTTCTTTTCAGTCTTCGGATTGGCCAAGAGAATCTCGATCAGCGCAATCCGTGAATCAGTCTGAGTCAAAAACCCAACAGCAACCCCATCAACGATATATCCTACCTCAGGTAGGTGTGCTTCAGGCACAACACCCAAACCACGACACGCCCACCAACCTCGGATTTCTTCGTAATCCTTTTCTCGGTACTGACGCAGCGCCATTAGTAAACCCGGCTCTTGTTGAGTTTGTTGAGTCCCTGCTTCACTCCAACCAACATCGATAGAGCTGAAAGCGAGTAGCCTTGCCCGATCGGATCCGTTTGGCTGTCTTCAAACGTCATCTGAATTGCCGTGCATTTTTGGATCTTAAAATTGATCCGGAACTCGTAAAGCGGGAACTGCCCACCGTACACATCGGAGTCACCGTAAGTCGCGTCACCACCGTAGTCGGGTGTCTCGAGCAACTCGGTTGCGTTGATAACTTCCGTCTGTTGGTACGCGGGATTGAAATTGTAAGCCACGTTGACCAGCAGTTGGTGTGGCGACTTGTAGTCTCCCAGGATGAGCGCGTGGTAGCAGCGCTGAAAACCTTGTAGCCCTGCAAACGACATCCAACCTGTTTTAATCTTGAGCGGGATGAAAAGCCCGTCGTCGGTCCAGATGGAGTTATTCTCCTGCAACACCTGCCCATCCTCTGTGAGGTAGGTGAAACTGTTTTGGAACACGGTCGCATCCACTGCGAAGTGGTTTGTGAAGGTGCTCCACTGCTTGAAGAAGTAGTCGTACACCAGGCAAGTTCCGACTTCGTTCGTTGTGAATCGGACCTGGTTCACCTTTGGAACTAGAACAGCTCCGGTGATCTGCAAGTTGTTGTAAGCTTCCACGTCGCTACCGATGTAGGACACGCCGAGCGAGCGATCCAAAAGATAAATCCCTTTGAGGGACTGATACATAATCCCCATCGGTGTTAGCACAACGCTTCTTGGGTTTATGGCTCCTGTGTCCGACGGAATTAAAATCAGCTCTGGGATGTCTGACTGTGCGCCAGTCGCGTCTGGCCCATCCCAAACGTTGTAGTAGATCTGCGTTCCCTTGAAGAAGATCAGCTTGTCATCCATCTCCAAGATCGAGGTGATCTCTCCACCAGTTTGGTTGATGTCGCTTACCAGAAAATCAGAAAACTCAACCGGAGCGCCAGTGGTCACTGCCTGCGAGTACCAGTACTGAGTTCTGTTTTCAGCGGGCACCACGACGAGTCTGTTTTTGTATGGGGTGGCCAACACCACAGAGGGAGCTGCGATGTTTTCGACCACCCCACCCGTCGTGTACAGAAGCGGATTTCCCGCAATCGCCGAATCGGCAAACGTGTCTGTCAGCGTTACCGTGTCGATGGTGGGATCGTTGTAAGTCGGAGACGCGATGCTCGTGAAGCGTTTGAAAATCGTAGGAGCAGCAAGGGAGTTTCGATAACCCACGATCGATACTGGCGACCTGGCATCCTGTTTCGCAGTGAGCCTTAACGTCGGTACCGTGATGGTGTTTGTGGACGTAGATCCCGTGGTGACCTGGGAAACCGCGACCGACGGCGCAGACCGATGAACTTGTCCTTGGTTGTCTGTCCACTCATAGGTGACTCGGTACTGATAGGTCCCTGCCAGAATAGATCCGCCACTAGTGCTCGTGGATGCCGAGACGTTTTCTGGATAGAGGTTGAATCCATGTTCGACCAGCTCGTCGCCATCGTACATGGTAAGCAGACCTCCAGTGATGTGGAGGTTGTTTGCAAGTTCACTACGCAGATACGCATACTCAGATCCGAAATCGAAGGTTCCAGATTGCACCCCAGTCAGCGTGTAGATCGCGCCACTCTCGGTAGTTAAGAGCGTCTTCTGCTGAAAGCAAAACAAAAACTTACCATCTGATGTTTCGGCTATTTGAGGGAGAGCCGATTGCAAAGCAGTCAACCCTCCCCCATTGCTAGGAGAAACTTTACCGACGATAAAAGCGTTTTGGTTAATCAGGAAGTACGTGGGCTGCAGAGTGCTGCTGTGAGTAACCAGAAAGTACCAGTTACCGTTGTACTCAAAAACCTTTGAGGCTAAGCCGACCGAGCGAATCAAAACCGAAGCGCTGCCAACCACACCAGCAGTGGTTAGAGTGTTTGTGCGGATGAGATAGTTGTAGGTCGCAGCCGCTGTCTGCTCGTAGAAAAACTTGCCAGTAGTGCCTGATGCATAGCCGCAGATGTTTCTGATGTTAGCCACGGTCTCAACGACAGTGGGTGCTCTGACCGTGGTGGTTAGCGTGTAATCGACGACAAAACACTTAACAGCAGTGCCGTTGTAGTAACCAACCCAGCAGTTCTGGCTCGCGTCGCCGAAGATCCCAATGCAACCACTCCCAACCTCTGATGCCTTCGTCAGCGCTGCGGAAACAACTAGGAAAGCGTTGATGTACTGGACCTTAACGGCACCACCACCAGCGGACGAGTTGTACGCGAAGAAAATCCGGTCACCAATCTTTGTGGCATCGTAGCGTGGGTTAGACGAGTTTACGTCGAGCGCAATGTCCGTCTCCGCTGAAATCTGCGAGGGGGAAAGCGCTGCGATAGCTCGATAAACCAAGTGGTTATTGCTGGTGTTCACGTAGGCGATCACGATGTACGCGCCAACGTAGTAAAGCTGTGGATTGGATCCGTTCGCGCTCAAAAGCTGATCGGCCACAATCGACTGACTGGTTAACTGGTCAAACACCGAGTAACGGCATCCGCCACGCGAATCCTGCCACGCGTAAGCGATAATTCCGGATGGGTGAAAAGCTAGGTTGGAAACGTTCTGCTGGTACGTGTTTCGGATCACAGGGCTAGTCTGCAGCGATAGGCTGATGCCAGGCCCCTTCTCACTCCACCGACCGATCGATTCTGAATACGAGTACAGATCAGTCCCAGTGAACTGCAGCATCTCGTTTTTAAATACCATGCACGAATCGCCCGTGGTCAGCGTGTCTGTGCTTCCCTCAACTTCTCTGGACAAGCCGGTGTAGCCAAACCGTTTTGAGATTTGGTTGGCAGTGATCAAAACGCCATTCTCTAGCTCGAGGAGCTTTCCAAGCACGACCTGTTTCGGATCGCTCTTGGTGTCGACTCCCTGCCCGAAGCTGACGACGGCTTTTTGTTTATCCAGGGGCATCTTAGACCTTCTCGTAAATTAAAAACTTGGTTTGGTTCCAAAACGCTCGCATGTTCGCGCCACCAACCATGTACTGCATCTTGTAAGAAACACTTCCTGCGGGAGCGGTGAGGTCGAGGAACTCGATAGCCGACGGTGGAATCCCAAAAGTAAAAGACGACGTACCAGACGTGGTGTTGCTTTGGAACATCTCCCACCGAGCGATCTCCGAATAACCGCTGCCAGTATCTCTAAGCAGTAAGAAGAAAGCCTGCGCAGTTAATCCGCTCGAAACCGCAACAGCTTGTAGCCCAGAGCTCCCACCAGTGTCTGGTTGGCAAACAATCATGATCGGGCGACCAGAATTCGTAATCGTTGCCGTCGCTCCCGTAACGTCGACCGGCGTAGTGCTGGTGGTAAAACTTGGCGAGAGGGATGCCGTGATCGCGTAGTTTAGGGCACTGACTTTCGCTCCAGTTACCGCACCGTCGGCAATCTTTGCCGTCGTAACTCCAAGGTTTTTGAGCTGGAGATTGTTCGAAGAGACTTCGATCGTGGAGTTATCCACATCGTACACATCGGCTACCGTTCCATCAGAAGCAACTGTAAGGATCTTTGTGGATCCAGGTAGCGCGGCTGGGAGCACAAGCTGGTAGTTGGCTGCTAGCGACGTGGGCGACTTGATCGTGATTCCATTGGCCAAGCTGACCGGCTCACGGATAACGATGTCAGAGCAATCGATCAGAGCAGCAGTGTTAGCCGCCTGCCAAAACGTGAAAGTCTTTGTGGCGTCGGTATAAAACAGGCTCGCAGAGCTAGTCGCGTAGTCTCCACCAATCCCACCGATCGAGGACGCGTTAATCGCTCCGCCAGCGGTGATCTGAACCTGGTTACCGGCACCGTCGTTGTAGTAAAGATTTCCCAAAACATTGTAGAGGCAGTTGAGATCTGTTGGTGCCGACAGAACCGCACCCAGGTTTGAAAATCGCAAAGACTTGAGTGAGCTCGCGCTAAACCCGTTGAAGCTCAGGTCAGCGTTGATGTTCAAACCAGTTGTGGGGATCTGAGCGCCTTTCCCTGAGGTGTGGTCGTGCGCATCAACCAGGGTGAACGCCGCGTTGTTCATCGAGGCATATGTCGGCCCCACGGTTACCGTCGGTAATGGGAGGTCTAATCCCATGTAAGGTGTTGCTGCCATTTTAAATCTCCTCGTAGACGACTAATTTGTAATGCGCCATGTACGACGTGTTCTGGCCCGACTGGCTCGTATTGCTCAAAACTTGGATGTCGTATGTGTTAGATCCAGTGCCAGGTGAAAAATCGTAAACCTTCACACAAGCCGGTCTCTTTAAAACGTCGGTACTTGTAGAGGCTCCACCCAACCTAAAATCGTGCTTCAGGATAGCCAAAGCGGATCCGTTTTTGCGAACCCGTATCAGGTAACTGGTGATGTACCAGTTATTGCTTTGCGTTCCGACGTAGGAAGCGTCTCCACCACCAGCTGGATTTAGAGTGATGACCACTGGTCTGCCCGCCGGGCTTGTGAAAGAGACGCTAAGATTTGAGACGGATGTGTACGTTCCAGATCCGTTTCCAACAAAAGAGAACAGCGAGCAGGACGCGCTTTCTGCGTAAAGCAGTGGCCCAAACTTCACCGGAGTTACAGCCGCTGCGGCAATCTTTGCCGTCGTAACTCCAAGGTCTTTTACTTGGATCTGGTTCGCGGCTACTTCAATCGACGTGTTATCCACATCATAAAAACCCACCACGCCCGAGCTATTTAGATTCAAGATTTTCGTCGCCGCTGGGAGAGCAGCGGGCAATGTGATGTTGTAACTGGACGCGAGAGAAAGAGGCGACTTGAGTGTCACGCCATTGGCTGATGCCCCGTTGCTCCTAAGCGTGAGCGATCCAAAGTTCATCTTTGCGGCAACGTTTGTCGACTGAGTGAAGAAGAACTTCGTAGCCGCAAGGCTGTAGAAAACGCTAGCCGTCGATCCAACGTAATCCCCGCCGATCCCACCAGCGGATCCAATATTCAAAGCACCACCGTCGGTGAGCTTAATCCCTACCCCGTTCCCATCCGTGTAGTACCACTCATCTCCAGACGAGTAGGTCGAGTTATAGTCTGCAGCCGAAATTAACGGGCTTGGGTTTGTGAGCAGGTACGACGCGTTGTTAAGCGAGATCGAATTATCGTTGAAAGGTAAATCTGCGGTGATGTTGATCGCAGCTGTTGGAACGGGCACCCCTCGGCGCAGCGTGTGGTTGTGCGAATCGATTCGGTAGAAAGCGTCGTTGTTTTCGTTCGCGTACTTGGGGCCTGGCGTTGCGGTTACCGACGGCAACGGCGTTGGGAGAACCAGCCGCATGTTATCTGTAATTGCCATTTGATCCCCAAACTAAAACACGTAAAGAGTAACCTGAACCGATCCACTCGAATTCAAAAGCAGCTGCGTCTGTTGCAACACCTCGCTCAAGGTCTGCTGCTTATCAAAAACTGCTGAAGTCCCATCGCTTCGACGAACGATGATCCAACCTATTAGCGCCCTACCAAGCTTGTGCTCGATATAATTGTCGCCAGTGGTCAGGATGACATCCGGAATCAAAATTCCATTGATCAGCGGGTTTGCGAAAAGCGGATTGATGCTCTTAGCCAGGTTTTGCTGCACCTGATTAAGATTCCGGTCTTGCGTTTGAACCTGCTGAAAGCGTGAAATCATCCCCAGCCACCATACCCAAACGGGAAGCCAACGTCGTTCGCACGGCTGTCCGTCACAGTAGCAGGGTTTCCTGCGTCTCTGTTTTCAGCAGCCGATTCGATACGGGCCTTCAAACCCGCCTTGCGGTTCTCCAGAGCCATCGTGTCAGATTCTTCTTTTTCTAAAGCCTTAATCGCCGCGTCGACGATGACGTACTCAGTCCAACCGGAGATCCCATCAAAAGTTTCGTCGTCGCTGGTCAGCTCCTCAAAGCGTGGAACGTAGAGCACCTGGACGCGCTGCCCACCAGCTGGCAAAGGGTTCAGCCAAAGCTTATTTCCACGGATCCGGTAACGCATGTTGGTTACGCCGTAGAAGGTTTGGATGTTGGGAAGGATGTACTGGTCCTTCTCCTGGATATTAAAAGGCTTCAAAACGGTCCAGCCGTTAGGATCGCTGTTGTTGCTACCCTGAAGCTGGATCGACACGCAAAGGACCTTGTAGAAGTCGTCTGGAAGGTCAAAAAGGTGGTTCGTTCCGTCGGTGGTGACGTAGAACGGATCGGCCACGTAGTAGTCGTCGCCGTATTTCTGAACCAGCAGATCGTAGAGCTCGTAGATCGACTGGTTGATGTAAGAATCCCACTCGCTGTCCTCAACGAAGGTGGAGTTGACCATGTCGGCGCGTTGCTTTGAGGCGGTGCGCAGTTGCGCCAATGTCATCGTGGAAGGCATCTGGTTCCCCCTAGTTCACAGGATTCCCGGATAGCCGTTAAGCCATCCGGGCACCCAGGAATTTATTCTTCGTCTTCGTGCGGGCCTTCTTTGTGAGGCATCGAATCACACAGGTCGAAGAAAGATCGCAGTGCGACTTTCAGGGCCATGGGATCTTTTGCTTCAAAAGCAGACATCACTTCTTCCGACGCAGTATCCAAACCAGCCTCACCGACATCGACGTCTTCTTCCATCTCGGAAGCTTCAGGCTTGCCAGTGAACCGATCTAGGATTGCGCTCGCCGCGCTCTTTGCTTCTCCAGGAATCATTTAGCTCTCCTGACTACTGAACGCTTACGCTGTTCAAGTCGATTTTGAAGTACACGGTTGCGCCGCTATCGATATCAGCAGCAGCACCAGCAGCATCAACGAACTGAATGACCACGGTTGGCGTAGTGGCGTTGTTCACAGCTTGGGACACAATGCACACGCCTAAAGCAGCAGGAAGACCGCTAGCCAAAAGGACTTTCGCGTCCATCCACAGAAACGCGTAGTACGTGTCCTGCAAAGTGATGGTGTACTTCCCAGCGGTACCTCGCACGATGGTGCGGATGCCTTGGGAATTCACAGCGGAAATCGTCGGGGCTCCGGTTGCTCCAACAGCGAACTGGCCATAAAGAGCCGTCTTGCCCTTCACTAACGAATTATAGAACTGATTCATGTAACGGTTTGCCATCTGACTCTCCTTCGGTCCCTTTTAGGACCAGGGTGGTTTGCGACTTACTCTAGCCCCCCGAGTAAGAAGGGGGTGCCAGGCAACACGCCCGACACCCCGATGAGGAATACTTTAATTAGGCCGACAAGCTAACGACGCAGTTCCAACCAGGAGCGTTGGTGCGCAGGTTACCGTAGTAACCAGTGCGGACTTCACCAGCGTCAGCGTTGTAAACGCGCAGCATTTCCAATCCGTCGCCGTAGCGCAGGATCTGAGGAGCATCGCCCAACGTTTCCAGGCACCAGGTGTTCATCTGGAGCAAGTGAGCCGTCTTTGGCAATTGGCTACGGTCTGGGAACACCTTGATTTGGCTGTTCGCGCCGTTGACCATGATACCTCGGAACGCGATGTTCGCAGGCGACTTAGCGTCGACATACTGAACCTTCGATCCTAAGCCCTTTTCGAGAGCGGAAAAGGAAGCGAAATCCACAATTGCGGTTTCTGGTTTTCCACCTTCTCGAGCAGTCAGCGAGCTTGCATCAATTAGCGCTTCTTCGATCGATTGAGCAGAACCGTCGTAACGCACACCACCCAAACGAACCGTGTCGACCGAGCGGTCAACTTGGAAGAATGGGGTTGCACCAGGAGCGGTTTTAGGAATCCAAGCAGCTAGACCGGAGATCTTAGCGTTTTTATCCCCTTGGACTACCAAGTAGTCGCCGCTTACCCAACCAGAAGGAGTACCAGCAGCTCCACCTTGTGCGGTTGCAGAAACAACGAATGTTCCTGCCGAACGGTTGATGCTGATGATGTATCCCAAGCCAGCGCGGTTAGTTCCACCGTCAGTATCCGTCGCGTTCAAGGTCATGTTCAATTCGAACTGAACGATGTCTTGAGGATTGAGCAACGTCACTGCACCAGAGGTTACAGAGCCACTGATCTGACCGATAGAACCTGTACCAGATCGGAACAGGGCCGAGCTTAAGGAGTTAGTCAACGAGCGCAGCGCACCGTCGATCAGGACCTTAGAACCTTCTAAGAAGGCCATCTTGTCCGTCGCGGAAGCGAGCATCGTTTGGTTGTCGATAGTTGCGATCGAGTAATCGCTCACGCGAGTGAGGAAGAACGAATCGATAACGACTGCCGATTGGTTACCCTGGGCGTTGCTGAACGTAGCAGAACGACCTTGGGAAGAGCCGATGATGATAGGAATGGGCTTGTACTTACCACCGAAGTCCGTGTTCTTCGGTACCATTGCTAGAAACGGATTATCTGCGTACACCAGGTTCTCTACGACTTGTCCGTCATAGAGCTCCTTCAGTGCCGCATTCATTGCGGATAAATCAAGATACATGAAATTTTACCCCCAAAACCCTTAGGTTTTGTTCAAGTGCGCCAGCGCTCGTTTGATCCTATCGCTATCGGTCAATGCCGGAGTGACGGACGGAGTCGTTGGCGACATGTTATTGGTTAACGTCGGTTGTTGCGTCGCAGCGCTTGGGGGTTTTGCTTTTGGTTCCGGTTGAGGCTCCGGATTCGCCTTCGCAAACTTCTTGGCCTGAGCGCGTTTCAAGTGCTCCGCTTCGAAGTGTTTTTCTACGAGATCTGCCGCTTCATCCTTGGACAGCACGATACCTTTTCCGGTAGCAGCCTTAGTCCTTTGGAAGTGCTCCTCGATAGTTGCGACGATTATGTCGACGCTATCAGGCTCCATCGCAGTCAGTTCGTATTTATCAGCGTTGGTTTTAACGAAGTCCGAAACGTTTTCTTTAAAACGCTTTAGGGTGTCTTCGTGTTCCGCTTGGACCGCTCGCTTCTGGTCCTCAATCAGTTTGTTACGCTCATCCTCGGCTTGCTTTTTGAAGTCTTGCAGTTCATCTCGAACCGCTTTTACTTCCATTCCTGGGGTTGGCCTTTCCCCTTGGAGGATGAAGTCAGTAACCTGCTGATAGCTGATACCGTAATATTCTAGCGCCTTGAGGGGATTTAGAGCGACTTCTTTCTTTCTGTCACTCTCGCGCTGATCCCAGTTTCCCAGGGTTTTCTCTTTTTCCGTTAACGCAGCCTCCCGAGACTTGAGCTCTTGGTCACGCTTCACCAAGGCAGTCTCCCGCTTAGCCAAAGCTGCAAAGCGTTTGGACTGGGGATCTTCTTTTGCTTCCGGCTTCGCTGGTTCTTCTGGCTTAGCTGGAGCGCTAGGATCAACAGGAGGAGCTGTGATCTTTTTCTCGTCTTCTTTTTTCTGAAGGATGTCTAGGGCTGCTGCCATCGCGTTCTTGGCGACTGGCTCTGGGGTTTGAGATGCAATTGGCGCTGCCGCTGCAGGCGGAGTCGTAGCTGTGATCATTTTTATTCCCTTTCGCTTGGTACTGCTATTGGCTTGGCTTTTTCTCGTCATCAGGCCGCATGTACCCAAACAAATGGCCACACACGAACCCAACTCCGAATACAAAAACTGGTGACGCGAATCCCGCGTTGATTAAGAAGCTGCTCACAGAGCTTCCAGTGCCCCCGAACAAGACGAAGCAAAGGTCCACAATACCGAGAATGATTATCAGGATCGTGGTGAAGAGCCCCGCCGTGGACATGGTGTACTTTTTCATTTCACTACCCGAAGCGTCGCCTTACCGTTTTTGGTTACTCTCTCGGTGGTGGTTTTATCAGTGGGAGAAGGCGCAGGTTCCGCTTCACATGAGCAGTACATGGCGTGACCTTCGGGGATTTCGGACGCAACACAGAAGTGGCCGGTATCGGGTTCGAACACAATCGCATCAACAATAACCTCAGAACCGTAGATCTTCTGAATTTCGAGCAACTCACGAATCAATTCCCCTAGAAATAACGCATCCCCCAACTCGAATCTCATTTCCGCTTCTTAATCCCCCACACACGCGGACGCTCCACAGTTTCAATAACAACCCGGTGAGTTACCCCGTTGTTATCCTTCCACTGCGTCTCACCCTTCTTAAGCAGGTCGTTCATCTTGTTGCGATCGTTCGACCAGCGAGTGCGGCTCAATTCAAATTGGAGATCATGCACGAACGGAGACTGATCCACCCATGCTTCGTTGCTACCAGGAAAGATCAGGTAGTACGTGAAGTACCGAACCTGCCCAGGCGTGTGCTCTTTATTCTTAATCTTGATCATGCAGCTATCCCTTGTGGCATCGGCGCTCCTTGAGGCGCGGGCGGCATCGCTCCAGGAGCAGGTGGAGGCATCGCACCAGGATGTGGTGTCGTTGCTTTCTTAACTAACAATCTTGTTTGATCGATGAAGTCGCGAATCAGTTGCAACTTCTCTTCCTCTAACCCGTTGCACTTACCTTGCGCGTAGTACTCAAGCCCAAGCTCCTCGGCTAGAGCCAAGTCGTCTTGCGGTTCTGGTGCTGTGTATTCGCCTTCCTCAACGATCCGCTCCAACACTTCGTGGAGGTAATCCTCGGTGGAGTTGTAAAGCGTTTCCACTTGCTCCAAGTCCGGGAAGTCCAACAATCGACGAGCCGTGCGCGGAGACATGTAACCAGCAGCCGCGTACTCCTGAACGGTTTGCAACCGACCAGCAGGATCGGAAGGCAAAGAGCTCACTGGGTAGACCTTCATGACGTATTGATCGTCTTCTAGGTCGATATCTTTCCAATCGATGCTCTCGATAAACTTCTTACCAGGCACTTGGACTTCGTAGCTGCCTTCTTCTTCGTAGATCTCTTTCGCAGCGGTTACGTTTTGCTTTGCCCAGTCCAGGAAGAATTTCTCCCAGGCTTGGCCGGTGGTCATGAACCGATCCGATTCAATATCGTTGTACTCGCGCAGAGCCTTGCCGCTATCCAACCCGTCAGGCTTCTTCGACGTAGCAGAGAGCTGCGAGATTCCCGCTTGCTCAAATGCCTGGTTCTTCAGCCGCTCCAAGTGAGCGTAGATCTCAGGTGGAATGATCGGCGGAGTTACATACTGCGGTGGGGTGCCGGTGTAGTAGACCAGCGAGCCGATGTCGTTGTTGACGTGGCTCTTTACAATCGTCGATCCGTTTTCGATCAGCACTTTGAAGCTGCCAGCTAAGTGCATCGAGCGTTGGATCAGCCACAGCAGCTTGTTGATCTCGAGCTGGATGTTTTGGATCTGCTCGATCAGCCCTTGGCCCCAGAACCCGTAAAGGCGCTTGCTCCAATGGAAGAACACAAACGGGAAGTCATCTCGGTTCCAGTCCTCTGCGAACAAGCGACCGTTATCGATCGTGATGATGTGTTTGCCGTCGTTAGCGTCTGGGCCAGAGCGTAAGTGAAACGATTCGCGGACGGTAATCACGTCGGAAATGTTTTCGTATCCACCAAGAGATTCCGGAGAAGCTCTCTTGCACAAACGAATCAGCGACGCTTTTTCTGGAAACATGTCGATCATCACGCTGCGATCAACGTTTTTGATCCGATGCAGTTGGCGAGGCTTGCCGTAAAATGCCTCAACCTCGTCGACAAAAATCTCACCAGGGATCACTCGCTCAGCCATCACGCGGCCATTGCCTTTGTAGACGTGAACGATGCCTGTGCCCCAAATGCACGCGTCGCGGAAGATCTCAGTGCCTAATGCGTAGGCTTGGTTTTCGTAAAAGACGCCTTCGACAAACTTGTCCAGCTTCTTGGCTTTGCGTTGGATCTTGTAATCACCACCGGAGGTTAGAAACAGTGGCTTTGGCTTATTCTTGGCGATCTTGGAGGTGATCGTGTCGACTGTGGACTGACACACGTTGTAGGTGACTTTGTCGCGTCCACCGGGAGTGGTAGCTGCCTGCCTTGTGAAACTCAGTCCGTTGATACCGATCAGCGAAAGGTTTCCGTAAAGTCTCGCTGAGGTAACCAGCTGCGTCTGGCGCATCGACTGGTGCTTTTGCAGGAAGCCGATGGCTCCTGAAACGGCGTTGCATTGGTCTTCAGCCGACCGCATCGCCCACCATCGTTTGTCTATCGCGACCGGACTGGTCTGCGTGTTTGAGTTATCAGTGAACGACCGAAAGTCGATTGCCATGGATTATTCCCCGGATTGGATGCGCGGTTCAGGTTCTACCGGATCGATTCCAGACGAGTGGAAGAGTAAGTCTTCATCGCTTGGCATCAGAGGATCGCTTGGTGCTTGGGGGAATTCGTTTACCTTAACAACGTCTTTAGGCGCCCACATCTCAATGTCGATGCCGCCATCAACCACTCGGTACCTGCACACCCCGTGCTTCTTAAGGGTGATTAAAAGGCTTTCGAGCTTGGCTTGATCGTTATCCATTTCCGATTTCTAACCCCAATTATCCCAATCGTCTTCCAGTGGCTCAGCCTTTCTACCATACTGCTCTTCTAACTTGGCAACAGCCTCATCCTCAATTTCCTGGAAGTACTCCGGCGAGTTAACAACAATCTTAGCGGGTTCTGGTGCGTGTAACCAGTGCAGCGATTCACGGAAGGCGTAAAGCACTGCGTCGTTGATGTCTGAGTGGAACGTGTCCCGGATCACAGGCTTCTGCTGCTGCTTCTGCTTGTCCCTGTCCCACTCAACCAGCATGCAGTCGTGCGCGAACTGGCTGTCCTTCTTGGCGAAGAACCTACCCGACCGCATGGCGTCGTTTAGAAGCTCGATAAACTCAAACTTGCGCTGCTTCTCGGCTGCCTTGATGGGAAGCCCACGCCGCTGCTGCATGGAGTAGGCGATCTTCTTACCCAACCCACCAGTGTCCATCACGACTGAAATTGGTTTGTACTTGTCCACCAACCGCTCGATGACGTCTGAGAGCTCACCGATGGTTTGCTTTGCTTTGATGTACTCCTCGATCAGGTAGGCGCCTGGGAGTGATTCGCTCCATCCGATGACAGCAATGGCGTCGCTATCGTCGAGGCCAAGGTCGACACCGATGACGAACTGCCAAGGCTTTGCGGCTCCTGGAAGCTCTTTGTAGTCGTTCTTTTCCGACGAGTACTTGAAGACGAGCGAATCGAGGTCTGCAACCCAACGTCCGAAGAATTCTCTTTGGATGCTGGGGTGGCTTGGATCAACTCCGCGCCGGGCAAGCTCTTCTTCGAGGAGCTCTTGCGGCGTGCGCCTGGCTTTCTTAAGGAGCCAGGGGTTGTCGAACATTGTCCATCCGTGGTGGGACCAGGAAGGATTGTGGGCACAGTCGTAGAAGTAGCCGGCTGGCACGGGCCCAGGTGTGCCAGTAAGGCACAAGGCGCCCGCGTAGTCGAATAACGAGGGGGCAATGACGTCGTTGATAAGGCTTTCGATGTAGCTTCGGAAGGCTTGGGCTTCGTCGACGTAGGCCTTTTTGACAGCCAATCCACGAAACTTTTCAATCTCTGAGGCGTGCTTAGCACCTGAAGCGTAAACAACAGAGCTGTTGCGAAAAGTAATGCAAAGATCAGACTCGTTTGGTACTCCACCGAGCCTCCTTTCAACGTTCAATCGTTTTAGTTCTGGCCAGATGATCCGCTTGGCGTTCGCTCTGGACAGCGTGATGTAAAGACTAACCACACGCGCAACCGACTTCGCAGTCGCTGTTAGATCGGCGGCGCACCCAACCGTTTTTCCAGCTCGTCGACTACACACTGCAGTTTTCGAGCGATGCGGGTCATTAACGAACGCAAGCTGCTTATCAAAGCAAAAGTCCTCCACCTTGAAACGCGTGGCATCGCGCATCGCCATTTCCTGGAGAACGTACTTTGCCTGACCAGCATCTTTTAAGTTCATTTTTTATCGGCAGGCTTTTTCTCTTCTTCTTCTTCGTCTTCCGATCCGCCTTCATCTGGAGCAAACCAGAACTGCTCGATGTGCTGAAAGGTAACCGCGCTTCGTTTGAACGGCATCGGTGAGTGAGGATCAAGCACTTCGATTCCGTACGGACGCAGGTACATCTCCACGCCGTGCTTGGTCTGCTCGATCGAAGTGGTGACTTGGCCACGGACGGCAACCGCACCTTTGCAACGAATCATGGCAATCTTTGGCGCTTTCATCTTCATACGTGCGACCCTTCCGTTGGCTTGGAAGGCGGCACGATGATCTGCGGGTGTTTTGCCTTCTCCTGCTCAAACTGCACAGCGTTGTGTCGCTCGATGTGAAGCTCGTCTAGCTTTTGGAGAAGCATGTTCGTCTTCCCCTCAAATAGCTTGGCTTGGTAGTGAATCAGCCCAAGGTCAGCCCCAACCACCTTGATTTCGGCTGTGATTACGTCCGGATGTCGGATTACTTTTTCCGGTTGTTTCTGTTCGTCTTGCATTGTTCCCCCTTAAATAAAAATCAATCCCTTGGAGGCCAGTTCCAGTGGCCTGGTTTCGGCTCCTCTGAAAAAGGCGTCGCGTTAAAATAAAGACCGTTTGGGTTCATCACGAACAGCTGGCACTCGCCAGTTTCTTCGTTGAGAACCTTGGTGATGATCGCTGGGCTTGGTTCCGCTTTGTGCTCTCCACCTGGTGTCCCATACCGTTGATAGTGAACCGTTCTTCCTACTGTTGGCTTCATCGCTTTTCTCCTAAATCAGGTACGGATCGTATTGCATCCCTGGGTACTTCTTCTCGATCCAATCGAATTTAGACCAGGTCCCACCTTCGCCTGCGTACCTGCGATCAGGCCGGTGAGTGAAAACAATCTCATCGGGATCGAGCTCCGCGTCTTCAAACAACGCCTTGGCGATCCCAAGCCTGCGGAAGCTCTCCTTCACGTAGACCATGTGGACCACGTCGAACTTCTTAAGCTGGCTGAAAATTAAATACCCGTAGATCACGTGTGGATCGTCTTTGGAGCAGCACACCAACGCCTTGGTGCTCTCTGCCTTGAGGATGCGCTCGATCACTCGGTGATGGCGCTCGAAGAAAATGGTGTTCTTGATGTGCTTAGCGAAGCGGGAGCTCTCTCGGTAGAAGGTAAGCCAACTGTGGAAGACGAAATCATCGTCTCCTGGCTCCATCAACCGGATGTCTGTTTGTTCAATTAGGAAGTTTGGATGCATCGCTTGGTGAACCCGTGCCGTTGCTTTTAAAGAAGTGTAGAGCTTTTTCACCCAGCTGAGCAAGCTCGCTGTCAGTCATCTCAGAAAGCTTCTTCTTGAACAACTCTTCTTCGTCTTCCTGACCGTTTTTCACCAGGTACGCATCGTCTCGGTAGCCAAACTTCTTGAACCGCGCCTTCATCATGAAGCAGTAGGACGCTGAGCTAAAGCCTGGGATCTTGCCGTGGATGCCTGCGATGCCAGTCTTCTCCCAAAAGTGGAGCCCAAGCAGCTCACCCTTGTTCTTGGCATCGTCAAACTCGGGGAAAGTTCTAAGCCAAGCGTGCAGTGTGGTGTAGGTGACTTGTGCGATCGCTCCGAAGGCTTCAAATGACAGGCCCTGGGACATGTGCGCTAGCAACATGTCTGCGAACTCCGGCTTATATTTATGCGGTGCGCCCATATAGTATTTAGTTACCTAATGAGTTTAACACGGACCATTTCACGCCGTCCTCGCGGACCGGATCTTTGCCTGTGAATTTGGCCCAGCGGGTTAGGATTACGTCGATGTAGAGAGGCTCGATCTCCATGCCAAAACAACGGCGATTGGTTTTCTCGCAGGCGATGAGGGTAGATCCGGAGCCTGTGAAGGGATCAAAAACTGAATTACCGGGTTTAGTGCATGCCGCTATGTAAGTCTCGGGTAATTCTACTGGAAACATAGCCGGGTGAGTGTGATCCCCGCCTGCATATCGCGCTACATCCATTCTAACAACCGTTCCCAATTGTCGTTTTGAATGCGTCTCAGTAAAGACGGGCGTAGTTTCACCATCCCTCTGTCTGATCGTGCCCTTTTTAGCCAATCCTGCCTGTTTATTCTCAACTGTTTTGTTTAAGTCTTTGCGATCTTTTCCAAAAACGAAAATCCACTCATGGTCTATGGTAAACATGGCTGTCGCTTGGCCAACCGTGTAACCAAATCCAGAACGATCCCAAACGTTCCAACTTAGAAGCTTCAGTCCGTTTTCCTTTGCGGTGCAGATGTAGTCATCCCAGTACGGAACCACTTCGTTTTCACTTCTTTTTAACCCTAAATTAACGGCAAACAGATCACATGGTGCAGCACAAAGGAACTTTGACAGATGCTTTGTCGATAAGTCTATTCCGCCTTTGTAATCTCTCTGATCAGAATACGGCGGGCTGGTAAAACATAAATCCGCCTTCTCACCATCCATCAGTCGGCTGATATCAGCTTTATCCGTGGCATCTCCGCAAAGGACACGGTGAGGGCCAAGTAGCCAAAGCTCCCCCCGTTTGGTTTTGGCTTCTTTGGGAGGCTCAGGGGTTTCGTCGGGATCGCCTTCGTGCTTTTCGGACAAGTCGAGCGTGAAGTCCTTAATCCCCAATAAATCGATGTCAAAATCAGGTCCAAGCTCGGGCACTTGTACGTTGATGGACGCCAGATCAAGCCTGGCCCAATCAGCAATAGCGTTGTCCGCGACCAGGTCGGCGAATTCAGATTCGTGGCTTTCATAGTCTTGGAAGTCGACTGGGACTTCTGTCTGGCCTGAGTGGATGGCTGCCTGGAGCCTGCCGTGGCCAGAGGTGATGAAGCCTGACAGGTTTGAGACTTTGATCGGGTATCGCCAGCCTTGGTATTCCAGAATCTGGGCCAGCCTTGGGATTTGATCGTCCGGGTGGTCGTTTGGATTCTTCGGATGCGGTTTTAGGTGACCGACGGGCACCATCTTGCTGTGCGAGCATCGCACCTTCCATTGAGCCATTGCTTTCCCCCTGCCAAGCCGAAATCCTAGCGGCGTTCCACGGGGAACACAATCCCACGCCCAAAATAGACGCCTTCCTGACAAACACCAATCCGCGCTGTCCCCAAGACAGCAACAGCATCGCCTCCCAATTTTTTGCGAACCGTGTGAAGTTTTTAAGCGGTATCCAAGTGAAGTGAATCATCTTTTTTTCTCCAGCACGGCCCGCGCCTTAGTCATGTATTCAGACTTGGGCCAGCAGACGTACTTTGGATTTAGCTCATAGTCCGCGAACTCCTTTAGAGCATCGATGTAATCTCGACACTCCTGGTCGCGTCTGAAAAGCATTTGAGATGCGGCTTTCCAATTAGCCATGGCGCTATTGTAAGCTTCACGCCACCGCGCAACTTCTTCGGATTGCTTCATTGAACAAAAGCACGTCGGAAAAGTTAACTCGGCCTGACCGGCTGCTATTTGCTTTTGCACAATGGGTCCCATCTCTGGATGCTTTAGCGCGTCTGGGTGGTAGAATACCTTCACGGCTTTTTACCGTAGATTTCGAGCCAGCGCATAATCCTTTTCGGAGTTTCCCGGCTAGCTACTCCCGACATTAATTCGGCAAAAAGCAGTGAAGCATCGGTTATAGCGTCAGCCATTCGCTCGACATTTGCCCCGCGCTTGAGATTCTCAAGTGCTTGGTGGTTAGGATCATTGGCAACCACCAGTCCGCCTTTTGGTTTGTTGGTGACGAGCGCCGAGATTTGTTTGCAACGCTCCAGTAAAGACATCTTCATATTCCCCTCGTAAAAAAACGCAGGCGGAGGAGTTCGAAGACTGCGCCCTCAAGCTTGGAGGGGAACGACTCAGTGCGGATCGTCGTTCTGGTCTGCTTGTACTTGGCAGCCTTCTTCTTGCGCACTATTTCCCGGTAC